GCCAGCAGAATATTGGAATTGGACGAGGAACTACTCCAACTCTCGCGCACATCTCCGAAGTGGCTGAGTTCGACAACCCTGAAGACCTTATCGACAGTTCTCTACTTAGAGCTATGCACCCGTCTGCAAGAACTAAAATCTTCCTTGAGGGAACAGCTAAAGGAATGAATAACTGGTGGCACCACACCTGGCTGGACTCTAAATCCGGCTGGTTGGACCGCCGCTCCCGCCTCCGTCCTCTCTTCCTCCCCTGGTTCGTCGGCGGCTTATATCCCAAAGAAATCGATCTTCGCAAGCGCCCCGTCCCCGCTGACTACGCTCTCCGCATGGCACCGTGGGCAGAGCAGCACGCGAAGATGGCCAGAGAGTACGTGCTGAAAACCGACTACCTCTTAAAGCGCCTCGGTTCCAGCTGGCAGATGCCACTAGAACAAATCTGGTACTACGAATGCGAGCGGGAAACCGCCATCCGCAAAAACAAACTCAACAAGTTCCTACAGGAGATGCCAGCGAATGATGACGAGGCGTTCCAGTCTACTTCTATTTCTGTCTTCGATACTGACACCATTACGTTCTATCGCGACAACGCGCACAGCGAAAAGTTGCAAGGCGTCTATGGACTCGCAGGCTCTGTTGACCACATCGCCGCCAGAAATCAACCTAGTCATTTACTCGTGGACGAGAATAAACCCCCAATCGAAATACGATGTAATCGTGATACGGGGTATCCCTGCGACTTCACCCTGGTTCCGCTTAAGTTTGCTGGTTGGTCACTCGAACCCAAGGACGGATTGGACCGGATTTATATATGGGAACACCCGATACCTAACGAGATATATGGATTTGGAGTTGATACCTCAGACGGAATTGACAAAGATCGAACCGTTATTGAAGGAATACGCAAATACTCTCTCAACGGGCCTACTAAACAAGTTATCGAATTAGCGTCGGGTAAAATGAACGCCATCGACTCCTGGCCCTTCCTCATGGCCTTAGGCACCTATTACTCTCAACCCGACGACCACGGCATCGTGCAGCAGCCCCGGATGGCGATCGAGTGCGCTGGCCACGGCGACATGCCGCAGAATATCATCCGTATGATGGGCTGGCGCAACTTCCACCCTTGGAACGATAAACAACTAGACGCCCGCATCCCTCGTCTCGACCAGTACCAGAAGATCGGCGTCTACACCCGCTCCGGCTGGTTCCGCGACGGGATGATCGAGTTGTTAGTGAAGTTGCTCCGTGACGGTGACATCGAAATCTGCTCCCCCCACTTCGTCCAAGAAATGACCTCTCTACAAGGCGACGAGATGATTCAATCCCTCCGCGCCGGTTACGGTGGTCACGACGACCGCATCATGGCCTTGGGCTTCATCCTCGTATCCTTATATAAGTGGGACACCGACTACTTCCGCTCCGCCCGTATTGCAGCTTACAGTGGACGGTCGCCGGTCAATAAAGAACAGCCTGCAAAGGTGTACGCACAATGGGCGTATAATTGGGCAGAAAGGAACGACACCGGAATCTATATCTCCTCACCGTCGATCGATGACCCCCAGGAAGGCCCGACGATATCACGCGTTACCCGGTCTAGGAGATAAGATAGGGGTGTTTATGCGGTCGATGATATCGAAAGAGACCAACGATAGATGGGTGGCAGAGGCGGTGGCGTACGGCAAGATGACAAAGGAAGCTAAGGTGTTGAGGAGAGATAGGAGAAAGCCGGAAGTTGAGGTGAAGAAGATAGCGGCGGGAGCGTAGAGTCTACATGCCAGTAGCACAGTCTAATCACGTCCAGTACTACACTTACGATGCCGACCTCGCTACTCTCGCCGTTACCTTCGTCAACGGCTCTAAATACCTCTACACCCGCGTCCCGGAGACTGTCTACAATCAATTTCTACGTGCTGATTCTAAAGGTTCCTTTCTACACAAGAATATCATCGGCAACTATCCGGTGACAAAGGTCCAGCAAGGCAAAGGTGAACGATAACAGATGAGTATCTGTAGCGACTGCGGCAAGGAAGTGGAGATCGGCCAATGGCCTTGGTGCCCGCACGGAGAGTTGTATGAACAGAACGCCCGTAACTTCGACTCCATCCGCCTCCACGTCTCTGATACTGATCCTAATAATATCCAGTATCCTGGGCGTAACGATGAGCTTCCTCCTAGTGGGTATCATTCGGTCGATATTACTAACATTCGTGAGGCAGATCAGTGGACTCGTCGGATCAATGCTGTAGAGAGGGAGAAGATGATGACTGAGCGCCTGATGCACAAGGCGTACTTCGATGAGCAGCTTCAGCGTCGTCGCGCAGACCGGCTGGCAAAAGTCAGAGGCAACCACAAGGCTGAAATGCTATTGCGAGCTGCCGCTGAGATGGTTGATCGTAAGCGGGAGATGAAGTACCGCAACATTGATAAATCTGATCCCAAATTCCATATCCAGGCGCTATCGTTCGACAGCGGTAACCGGAACAGTTACAGTGGAGAGGATACAGGCTGGCGGGAGAGAAAGAAATAACCGATGCCAAAAGATCGATCGTATCTGTGCCCTAAGCCTTTTAATGAAGACGGCGATATAGGCTACAGCTACGATGAGTTATTCTCCTGGACCCGCGACATCGTCAACGATGGCCGGTCCTATCTCCGTCTACAACCTGCCTACCCCTTTATCCAGGACGGCTTAGACCTCGTGAACGGCGAGGCAATGAAGTCGAATGTTCAAACCCTCAGCAGCGTCAAAACAGAAACAACAGTCAGGGCAGTGAAGGAGTTGGTCGCCGCCCAAACCAACATCCGCATCATCCCCGCCTTCAAATCTGAAATCGGCGAGATGTCGCAGCAAACCGGCATCCTCAACAAAGGCTTCATGGCCTGGCAGGGGATGACCTTTGCCGACCGCAAACTCAGAAAGGCGTGGCAGTATGCAGTCGCCGCCGGCACCGGCTACATCGGCACCCGTTATGACCCCAACTACTACTACAAAGGTAAAGGCGATATCGTCCTTGACAGTTATGGACCTTTGGACGTGCTGCCTGTTGGAATGGGGCGGCAGCATGACCTCCAGAAAGCGTACGCAGTTGCACTCCGAGTTGAAACGCCTGTTCATGAAGCATGGCGTCTCTTCCCAGATAATGTGGATCAACTCAAAGCGCATAAGTACAGCGTTGACGGCAGAGGCACCGTCATCGCCCAGTCTGTCAAGTTCGCTACCGCAATCTTAAAACGGTTCGGTCAAGGGAAGAAGTACGAGAACGAGCCGGCGACGTGGGAGATGTTGGATGTCTTCTACATCTACGTTGACGACGACTCGATCAACGATACCAATCACGAAATCGTCATGCGTGGGCCGGATGCACAGTACGGCACATCGTGGTCTTATAAAGTCCCCTTCTTGGGGCAAGAGATCCCGGTCGGTAAATCGAACGGTGATGTCACTTACCGCAAAGCCAGTCGAGCCGATTGTCTGCTATACCCCAACCGCCGTTTGGTCATCGCTACCGACTCCACCGTCCTCAACCCCGACCCGGAATGTCAGTCGTCGCCGTACTGGCACGCCAAAGTCCCGTTAACTCAACTACGGGCTGACGACTGGGCGTGGAATTTCTTAGGATTCCCACTGACCCGCTACGGTTTATCGTTAGAGAAAGCCGGGGTAGAGATGTGGCGGGGGGCGGTGGACGCCATGAATGGCAGGTTGTCGCCGTCAAGAGCTTATGATCGTAATAATACCTCTGCCGCACTCGCCGCTGCCCTTAATACTCGAATACCAAATCAGTATGTCGGCCTCGACCTTGGGTTGCTCGGAGATAATGCTAGACCCAAGCCACTACTGGACTTCCAATGGTACGAGTTCCCCAACCACTACGTCGAAGTCCTCTCCCGTATCATCCCTGCGATGATTAAGGAACAGATGGGAGTGGCCGACGCCACCGCTTTAGCGAAAGCCCGCCAGCTACCTTCCGGCGACAGCGTTGAAAAGCTGATGGAAATGATGGGTCCTCTCATCAAAGACCAGTCGCGCAATATGGAAGAGTCCATCATGCACTTCGGGGAGCAGTGGAAGTCGAACTGGTTCCAATTCATCACCGCCGCCCGTCGCATGTCGATCATGGGGTATGAAGGATTGGCGGATGAGGACTTTGACTACGACCCTGGCACGCTGATCCCTGACAATTTGAAGCCGGAGGAGAAGGAAGGTCCGCATCTCGCCGTCCGTCAGTTTGAGCGAGCCAGATGGCATAAAGATAACTTCAGCTTCTCAGTCACTCCTTACAGCCTCCACGAGATCAACTCCATGACGCGGAAGCTCTTCTACCTCCAACTCCAGAAGGTAGGCTTCCCTCTCGACTGGTGGACATTGGCAGAGTTATTTGACATCAAGAACTTCGGCCCTCCTCCGAAGTACCCCGACCCGATCACTGGGGAGTTGAAAGAAGCAACTACGATCATGGAGCGGTTCGCTGTCCAAGCAGAAATCACGTCACGGATGCAGTCAGCCGGTGCTCCTCAAAAGGGACCTGGCCGACCGGCTAGTGGACAGCAGCCTCCCACGTTAGAGCAGAAGCAAGGTGTTAATTCAACAGTACGGGAGAGTAAACATTAATGTTAGTGAACGAACAGTTACGAACCCTGAAACCACCGATTCGCAGGTGGGTCAATGATTTCCCGGACCAGCTATTGGCTGAAGTCTTGGCTTTTACCCAGGACGGTAAACTGTCTATTAATTCATGCTGCTGTCTTGTTGGAGTACGCACCGCTCCGCATGTTTTAGAGCAGAATGTAAGCTCGCAGATAGCGCGGCATTTAATAGAAGCACGGCAACTACCAGGGGCTAAAGAAGCAGAGAAGGCTTATAAGCTCTTGGATGCTGATGACCATATTCGTCGCCGCCGTCTCATCCCGATTTTAAAAGGTGTGCAGCGGGTGCGTGACCGCCAGCTAGTCACCACGAGTGAGAGGATTGAGGAGATTCCATCGGTTTAAGACGATAGAAGATGAGTGGAAACGGTAACGGTAATAGTTATAATGGCCGTACACCAACGTTCACTAAACTGAGCGGCGCTTCCGTCCGCACATTTGAATCCGTCCACTTCGATGTCTCCTCCCTCTCTGAAGCCTTGGATCTTATAAAGAGGTTAGGGAAAAGTGGCGAGTTGACAGTCCGTTTCCATCGTGGTTCCGCCGCTGGTACAGCTCAATTCAAGACCTCCTCTGAAAATAATACTTGACAACTGTCGCCTTTGTCCCCTACCCTCTTTATCAGGTAGCGCGTTCTTCTTGGTTTGACTGACGCTCTCTAGCGGTCGTTGGAGTTCCAGCAGGCTCCGGTAATCGCGAGGTCTAAGCTAAAGCCCCCAAGTCACCCTAACAAGGTGGCCTGGGGGTTTTGCTTTTGGTGCTGAAGTTGATCCTGGTGGGGGCCGCTGCCACCGAGTACCGACGACGGCCAGAGGTCAAAAGCCTCTTGGGTATCCGTCGGAGAAAGGATGGAAGCAATGTTTCCTATCAACTCTAAGGAAATTGCCAACCGCCGCAAGCGTGGTCACAAAAAGCGGTAGGCAATAGTCACCCATAGAGGGAGTTGACTCAGTCTTCGACGGACTGACTAACCGGCTCCCTCAAACCTTTCACTTTTCCCTTAACTAATCGGTTCTGTTAGCAGGTACTTCTGACTGGCCGCACTGAACTCACCATCGAACACCCCCTCGGCTCCAGGGATGGCATCACCGTCCACCCTAGCTGGAACCAATCCCCCTCCCTCTTCACCTTCGGGCGGCGAGGACGAGTCTTCTGGAGGTGGTTCGCAAGGGTCGATGTTGAAGCAAGCAGTGCAGGAGTTACGGCAGGCGGAGATGAAGATGCTGGAGATGGCCAAGCAGTTTCCATCGGCGGCAGCGAGTCTTCGGCAGGCGGGTACCGGCATCAGGTCCGCGTTGAGGCAGATCATAGCGAATCCAGGGTCGCCGGAGCCGCCAGCCCCCAACATAGGTGGATAAGGTAGCGATAACTCCAGCGGCCAGTAGGTATTCGTATTCGGATTCAGCAACCCGTGGTCTATTCGTAGACTCTACGGACTGAAAGTGAGTTTGAAATGCCAGTAGATCAAAAGATTCTCGATGAAGCAATCGCGGAAGCCTCAGCGGGCGACCAGGAACTCGCCACGCTGTTGAAGGAACGTCTGTCTAAGAACGACACCGCAGCTGTAGCCTTTACCGGCGGCTTCACCCGGACCAAAGACTACACCCAAAAGACCCAGGCGGTAGCGTCGGAGCGTCAGGCGGCGGAACAAGCTAAGGCGAAGGCGGATCAGGAAGTGGCCCTCTATCGCCAGCAGTTGGAAGAGGCGGAAGGTGATAAGGCGAAGATCCTCCGTGACCTCGCCAACCAGAAGATCACGGCGGCTCAAGCTAACGCTCGCCTCCAGCATGTCAAAGAAACCTACGCGCTATCTGACGAAGATATCCCTCCGATGGGGGATTTGATCGACACCCGTAAATCCGGCAAGGTCCACGACTCCAGCCCCGATATCGACGAGCGCTTGAAGGCGTTCAAACAAGAAGTAATGACTGATGTAATCAAAGGGGTTGCCGAAAAGATCGTACCGGAGATGAATGCGTTCTTGGATGTGGACCTCGCGTGGTCTGACATCAACGACGAGCACAAGGAATTGACCGGCAGATCCCTGAATAAGGATGAACGGCGCGAAATTCTCAGAGATGCTAAGGCGTCAGGTGGAAATAAGACGCTCATAGGCGCGTGGGAAGAGAAGTATAACATCCCGGAGAAACGCCTAGAACAGCGTGATAAGGCGACCATTAGCCGCGAGCGGGACAAGTGGGAGAAAGAACAAGCGGTGAAAACCAGTGAGGCGGCTATGCAGGGTATCAGACCCGGCACCCCCGACCAGGCCGGCCTCCGCCTCTCCCCCGTTTTACAGAAACAGTTTGACACTCGCGACGGCGTAGCAGCAGCCGAAAAGAAACCTCTGCCCAGCGCCACCCAGCGCGAATCGTTATCGGGGGCTGAGAGAGCAGCCAAGAGATTTTTAGAGCGGCGGGCGCAAGGTATCCCGATGGGACAGCCCGACCCCGCCAAGAAAATAGCTTAAAGGAGATTTGACCTGTGGCCGATCCTCTATTAGACGAAATAAATGAAACTACGC